GGTTTAAATCCTGTCACCCTGAGATTAGGGCCCGGTATGGGCGTGCCCGTTGATGATCCTCAAGGGGACGTTAACTTCCCACGTTTAAACGGCGGCACTGCTTATGGATTTCAAGAAGAGGCACAAGTAACACGTTATGCGGAAAATGCGTCTGGTATTACTCAATTTACACTCGGCAATATTCAGCAACAAGGCGCGACTCGAACTGCTACAGGCACTGCAGCGCTTGTTAACGAGCTTAATGCTAATATCGATATTCACATCAAACGATATCAACGAGGCTATAAAAAGAATCTGGTGATTTTAGATCTTCAGCTTCAAGACCTTCTCGCTCTCGGAACTATTATCCGAGTAGTAGGCGTTGATGGTGGGGATATCTATAAACGGTTTGAAAACCGAGAAGCTATTAGATGGCAAGCTGATTTTGAACTTACGGCCAACTCGATCAACTCTAATAAAGCTATTGAACGCGAAACAGCCCAGATGCTTATACAGCAATTAGCTAACCCGATCGCTCTACAAACGGGAATCGCCAACCAGTCGAATCTCTACGCGGCTTACAAGAACTTACTACAGAAGTTTGAAATTCGGGATATTGATGCTTATATCACAAAACCAGCAGATAGTCCAGACAGCCCATTTAATGCTAAAGACGAAATCAACATGATTATCGTAGGTGTAGAGCCTCCTCTTGTTGTTAAAGATAGACACCAAGAAAAGCTCGCGTTCTTCGATGAATTCGAAAAGTCAGATGATTTCAGCTGGTTAACAGAGAACCATACACCTCTTTACCTTAAAGTAAGGCAGTATCATGAGCAAATGGCTTCAGCTATAGCAGCTCAGGCTCAAAACCCCTTAATCCAATCAGGGTTAACTAACCCCGCTTTGGCAGGCCAATTAGCAGCAGGAGCAGGAGCGCCCAACGGCGTAGCTCAACAACAATCTGATCTAGGACAAGCAGGCGGACAACTTAACCCGAAGATAGGCTAGTTTAGCCTTCTATCAGGCATCCGCATGATAAAATAGTAGATGGATAAAATGAAAGATGATTTAAAATCTAAGTTTTTCTACGAAATTCAGCGTTCTGAAGCCTTTAAGGCTCAGCAGGCGCTGGAGGACGAGTTAATAGAGTCCTTGCACTCTAAAATGTTAGCAATCGACGTTAAGTCGGATGTGAAATTTGAATATGCAAGAGTCCGAGGTTCCTTAGAAGCTCTCAAAGGTTTAAAAGCCAAGCGAGAATTACTGATTGAGGAAGCTCGTTCGAGATTAAGAAACTCGTAAAAACAAAAGGAACGAAACACAATGAGTGATCAAAATACTACAGAAACTAGCAATAGTCAAGTAGCCGGAGAAGCGGTAGCGCAAGCTGTTGCCTCAACGCCAGACAGTCAAGAGTCTATTAAAAACTTGAAAGGCGAGTTTAATCGTCGCATCTCAAAATTAAACGATAAATTAGATACTCTTATTAACAGAGTATCGCCGGCAACTCAACAAGCTGATGAGGCTGTTAAGGTAGAACCGGATGTTAAACAGTACATAGATACAGCTTTAACCCATGAAAAGCAAGTCAGTGCTTGGCAAGTAGCTTTGGAAACCTTTCCAGAGTTGAATCCAGATTCTGAATCTTTCGATGAAAATTTCTATAAAGCTGTAGACGCAGAGTTCTCAACGAACATGCGGAAAGACCCTAAAGGCCCACTTAAAGCAGCCAGATTGATGGCTCTTGAATTAGGCAAAATCGAACAACTAACTCGTCAGTCTTTGTTGAAAGATGAAGCCAGACGCAGTCGTATTATCTCTGAAGGTTCTTCGACTCCTCGTGAGTCAAAGAAAGATAAAGATCCATCTCAAGGTTTCAATGTAAAAGGTCTTGCAAAACTCGGCATTGATCCCACGAAATTGGCTAAACGTATCAAAGATAACAAAGAAAAATACGAAGGATAAGATTTTATGGTAGACAAAAAACGTACAGTTTATAAACAAGGAAATTTACTGGATTTTCCAGAACAAGTTATGGATCGAAGCAAATACGGCTATAAATGGCGTTCGCAAGAACAGCTTGCCGGTATGAGTGACGGCTATGACCCTAAACACTGGGAGATTGCTAAAGATAAAGATGGAAAACCCATCAAACGCGGAGATCTTATTTTAGCGCAAATGCCTATGGATATGTATAAGGCGATGCAAGAAGCTAAACAAGCAAATCGCGAGAGACAAACAGCTTTACTGTTTGAAAACCAAGCGGCCCAACTAGAGCGTGATAGTCACGATTTTAGGAAAAAGGGCGGCAAGATAAAATTTGAATTTACACAAGAATAACAAGGAGTTATTTAATTATGCCAAATGCTAATGCCCCATTCGGGTTTAAGCCTATCAGATCCGCCTCTGGCGGCGCCTCTGTATCTGTCAGCTATTACAGCTATGCTAGTAATGCTACCAGAATCGGTAAAGGCGATTTGCTCGTTTTAGACGCAGCAGGAACAGTTAAAAAAGAAACAAGCGCAGTCGCGGTCGGACCATGGGTCGGCGTATCAATGATTGACAGTGGAACTATTGCAGCAATTGGACAGATTCCAGTATGCGATGATCCAAATGCTATCTACGAAGTACAAGGACCAACAGCGGTTCTTGCTTTAACAGATCTTAATAGAATTGTTAAAGTTAACGGATCTGGTGCAGCCAATACTAACACAGGTCTCTCAGCGGCTAAACTTACAAACACTGCAGCTACTGCGACTAACGGCGTACGACTTGTTCGTCTTGCTGTTAGACCTGATAATGCTTTCGGAGCACATCAAGTTCTTGAAGTTACTTTAAACAGTAGAATAGCTCAATCGGCTGGCGTTTAATCGGAAGGAATGAAATAAACTTTTATGGCACTTAATTTACAACAGAACTTTAAAAACTTTTTCGGAGTAGATGCACTTCCGGCCCTCGATCAAATCTTTTTTGATCAATTCGAGCAAGCTGAAGACCCACGCTCACAACTATTTAACATGGAATCCGCTGATCGAGAAATCGTTCAAAAAGCTGGCGTTACCTCACTTGGTCTTTTAAGCCAAGTAAGCGAAGCTGCTCAGGCTCCTAAGGATAGTTTTAACCAATCCTATAGCAAAACTTACACAATGCTTAAGTTCGCAAAAGCTATCGGAATTTCAGATGAAATGATCCAAGATGATCGTTTTGATATGATCTCTAAAATGGTCAAATCACTCGCTCGTTCTTCACGTGAAACCCAAAACTTTTCTGCAATGAACATTTTCAACAATGCTTTCGGTTCAGAAACTTCTTGGGATGGCGCATCTATCGTTTCTGCCTCACATCCAACTGAAGTTGGAAATCAATCAAATGATTTAACGGATGCAGATCTTGCTTATAGCTCGCTCGCTATTGCGGAACAAGCTTTCCGATCAGTTCAAGATGGTCGCGGCAAGCAATTGCTTCTTAAACCACGAATTCTCTTGGTTTCTGAGTCTGAAAGACAAAATGCTCTTGAAATCGTACAATCGCCTTACAAGGCTGGTACGGCAAATAACAATATCAATGCTTTAGGCGCGGATGGTGGAATTACTGTTATCAGTTCTCCCTACCTTACTGATGCTGATGCTTGGTTTTTGTTATCAGATCCTATGGATCACGGGCTTCGCATTATCGACAGACAACCTTTGACCACGAAAATGGACGAAGATGTATTGGCTGGCGTTATGTACTACAAAGCTCAATATCGACAAGCTCTTGGCTGTGACGAATGGCGAGGTATTTTCGGTAACTCCGGAGGTTAATCTCTAATTATAAGCAACGCCGGGGACTTAAATGTCCTCGGCAGCTTATTTTCCTATGGTTACTTATTAGTATTCAAACTTAAAAGGAGTAGTTATGAACTACAAAAGCTCCTATTCTAAATCTACCAAACGTTCTATTATGCCTGTTGGAAAACTTAAAGAGGACTCTAAAAAAGCGCCTTCTGGTATTCCATCTATCCCATCGTTACGCCCTACGTCTCAACGAAACAGACCTGCGCGCCCAGGATTTAATCCAGGAAGTTACAAATAATCATGCCAACAAGTAATTCAAATACTTTATATTTTACAGCTACTTCTGGTGTTGTTGGTCCTATTTTCATTCAATCTATCAAATATATTGGTGCATCGAGCGGGACAGCCCTTATAACATCAGGAACTGCCTCTGGTGGTGTGTCATTATGGCAACAAGCCGGGACAGCTAACTGGTCAGATTCAGAGATATCAATTAAAAACGGCAGAGGTGTGTATATCACAATCACCAATGCGGCTAAAGTTTACATTTATCTGAAATAAGAAAGGTAGTCTCTAAATGTCTACCGAATATACACATTTTGCAAAATTAGCTTTTGATAAACTGTTTGCTATAGGTGCTGATGGCTCTGAAACTGTTTTATTTAACTCGTCAGGCCTTTTTATTGGGTCTGTTGGGTCTTTATCATCTCTGATCCTAGGCTCAGGTACCGTAGCATCGCCAAGTCTTAAACTAGGCGGTCTAACAACCGGTCTTTACTCGTCCGCCAGTAATGCTATCGATATCGCGGCGGGTGGTATTCAAGTATTTAATTTTTCATCTACCGCAATCGCTCGCGTCCGTCTTCAAATTCAAGACGGTACAGCAGCATCACCAGGACTTAATTTTCAAAATGATCCAGATACCGGTATTTATAATGCCGCCGCTGATACTATAGGTGTCTCAACCGGAGGGATCCAACGACTTAATATAAGCTCAGCAGGTGTTATAGGTTTATCCGTATTTCAAGGACCTAACGGCACTGTATCATCGCCAAGCTTTGGTTTTCAAAATGATCCTACTTCAGGCATTTATCGAATTTCGTCTGGAACCATCGGAATTACTACCGCTGGCGTTTTAGCTGCTACATTGTCAGGTTCAGGTCTAGCTCTAGTAGGTAGATTAGCGTTAGGTGGATCAGCAATATCAACCTCAAGCATTTTAAACAACAGCCCAACAGCTGTACAAAATCCTTTAAGTGGGGTTACTCAAAGAGCTTCTAGAACAAGTATGGTTGGAACTTCTGCTGCCACCACAGAAATAGTAGGATTTAGTTCTGCGGTAAGCACTGAAGCTGTTGCATTTACCACTGCACTTAGAACACACTTTCAATCTGCAGATCAAGCTAAAGGCGCTGGGAGCACCATTACAAGAGATCTAGCTTTTGGTGGAAGTATTCCAACACAAGGTACGAATAACGCCCTGTTGGCTGATAATACTGCCTTTACTGGCAATTATTCTGTAAATATAACATCCACATCAGCTGCTTTAATAACAGGGCCTCTAACTCTGACGAACGGAATAGTAGGACAGACTTCTACATCCGCCGTTGCGGTCGGTCGTATCGGTCAATCCTTGTCTTCCTATGTAACCACTCAAGACATAGGAACATCAGCACAATATGGAAATCTTGTCTCAATTTCTCTTACCCCAGGTCGTTATTTAGTTACAGCACAAGCCGTTATAGATCCACTTACAGCCACAGTTAGCCCATCGAATTTTGAATTAGCTATTTCTACTAACTCCGGTAATACAACTACGGATCACGTCCTAGGTACTAATCAAATGGGAACGTCGGTTACTAACGGAACCGGTCTTTATAGATCTGTAACAATAATGATTGTAGTTATTGTCGCAAGCACTACAACCTACTACGCCAAAACCAAAGCTACCTACACAGTCGCGACGCCCAAAGTATCTGGCGGTATTTTAGCAGTGAGAATCAGTTAATTATGGCATCATCTCCCTATAAAACACTTGGTAATATTAGATCAGCGGTTGTTAGCGATGCTAAAGAACAATCGTCAACGAATCTTATTACCCAATTAAATCGATGGATTAATGAAGGCTATGAGCAAGTCAATCTCCGTAAAAAACGAGAATGGCTTGACACGCAGTTTTACACACAGCTGCCGGCTCCCACTGAAGCCACAGCAACTGTAACGAAAGGTACGCCCACCGTAACTTTTAAAGCTGGAACCACCTTTCCTTCATCTACGTATGAGCGAATTTTGTATAATACCGGTTACAGTGAAATCTATGATGTCAACTCAACGACAGGACTAGTCGCAACTCTTCTCCAAAACTATTTAGGCACAACTAACACCTCAGCTAACTGTGTGGTTGCGGTTAAAAGTATTATTTTAGATTCCTCGATCAAAGAGGTTTACCGCGTCTATCATCAACACTCTAAAGAACCTCTCATTATTGTGGGACCAGAGCAATTTAGAGACATCGTTGAAAACTACGGACAGAACCTAGAAAAAGCCCGCTACGCTACAATCTTTGGTCAAAATAACACATCAGCTTCTAAACGATTGATGATCTATCCTTATCCTGACGAGGCTTACACACTTTACTACGACGCCAAAGTTAACATCGTTCCTTTAAGCGCTGATGCGGATGAACCTGTTCTTCTCATGCAAGAAAGACAGCTCCTTTATCATTACGGAATGTACAAACTTTACTCGTACCACAGAAATGATGCTAAAGCTTCTGAATGTCTAAATAGTTTTAACATCATGCTTATGAAAATTGACGGCGAAGCGAAGGCTCAGCTTGATTTCCCTCAGATTGTGGTTGCTTATAAACGAGGTAGACGGCGATCGTTCTTACCTGGATTTAATTCAGGAATGCGCGAGGACCCTTGAGTTATGGGTCTCCAATACAAACCTTTATATCCTTGGGCCGGTGGTTTAAACACCTCCGTAGACCCTATCATTTTAGATCCTCAGAATCTGATAACAGCTGACAATATTATTTTTACAACCTCAGCCTCACGCCGTAAGCGGGGAGGCCAGGCTCGTTATAATACCGCAGCCATTGCTTTCTCTACAGTCACAAACGGCGTCGTTTACATGGCCGATTACTGGTCGATGGTCTCTAACGTTAAACGCGAACGCGTTATGGTCGTTACAGATGGTGGTAGGGTTGGTTTTAATAACCCAGCAGGAACATCTTTCACACAGCTTGTTTCTACCACCACTCTTACAGTCGCACACGGAGGAGTCACATCAGCAGTTTTAAATAACAACTGGGTTTTAGGTCTTAAAGATACTAATGCGGTCCCCAGAGTTTGGGTGGGACAAAATACCGCTGTAAATTTGGTGGCTATGGTCCCAGCAGGTACAACCGTACTGCCGTTTAGTCGAGCTTGGATTATTTCATCATTTGTTGAGCGAGGATTCTACGCAGGTAACCCAGCCCTACCAGACAGACTTTATGTTAGTGATGTCGGTACTTATAACAAGTTCACATCAGGTATAGTTGCCGGTAATTCGATTACTTTAGATGTAGGAATCGGCGACGGAGATCCTGAGGGTATAACTGCCGTGTTTCCAGGCACAGGTGGAAACCGCGTACTCTATGTAGCTAAACGAAGACATTTGTACGTTATTAACTGCGCTGCAGCAGATCAGACCACCTGGACAACCACTCTCATCTCAAGACAGATCGGCGTTATCAACCCTAACGCCGTTGTGACTTTAGATGAAACTGATGTTATTTTTATGTCAGATCGAGGCATGCATTCCTTAAGTCAGGTAATGGCGACAACCGCGATTATACCGGGAGAGTTCTTAAGCTTTCCAATTCAGTATGACTATAACTCGATTGTAAACTCAGCCAACCGAAGCCAGATTTCGTTAACCTATGTTCCCTCTCTTAACAGTGTTCTTTTTAGCTGTAAGCGAGTGGGATCAGCTACCTACGAAACTGTATATGGCTTCAATGTTATCTTAAGACAATGGTTTAGATGGATTTCTACTCCCTGTAATTTTCTGTTAACGCGATTTAACAGAACTCTGGGAACTGACGAGCTTTATGCCGGAGCTCCTAGCGGTTACATGAATAAGCTTAATCAGGAAGTTCTTGCTGATTTCGGCGCTGCTATTACGACGACTATTAAATCGTCGTTTATCTTCCCTGATGGGATTCCTTTGAAGGAATATGCCTTTACCCGACTAATCTTCGTTTTTCGTGCTCGTGATAATAGTACCTTCTCGGTCCAGTACACGATAGACGGCGTCTCTAATGATAGTTTTACGGTTCAACAAAGATCTGCCGGAGGTAACGTGCTAGGAACCACATTACTTGGATCAACTCTTATTCTCGGTAATATCCAGGGCGTTAAACCTTATTTCCAGCATATAGCTGGGGTTGGAAGCTCCATTCAACTCACCATCACCCATAACACGGTAAACAAGGACTTTGAGATGTTTGGGGTGGTTCTTGAGTACGAGGATTCAGGAGACAGGCAGAACCCGTACAATGCAGCAGCCTACAGCTAGGCTATGGTAAAATAGAGAGGAATAGATTGATTTATGGCAAATAATACATTTACAAAAACCTACGCAGACGGGGCAGCGCTTACAGCAGCTATGCTGGATACGGCCGTTCAAACCCTTCAGCTGGACATTTCTAATACTGCAATAGCGACCACAGGATCGACTTCAGGACAAGGATTACTTAGTAATGGAAGCGGGATTGCCGCTTCCTTTCAATCCATCCCAGATCCTCAAGGACCATCCGCTCTTAGGAACTACGGTTTAAAAGCTACAGTGGCATCCGGAGTAATGGTGGTTACGTTAACCACTAAAGCAGGATCAGCTCCGTCAGGTTCCGATAAAGTGGATTTCAATTACTCTACAAATGGCACCACAAGCGCGTCGTATACATCCATTCAAGTAAGCGGCTCAACCACTATCAGTTTAAATGCCTCAGCAAGTTTAGGTTATACACCAACATCTACAACTAGAGTTTACGTATATGCTTATTATAATACAGCAGCGGCAGCAGTTAAATTAGCCCTTTCAGCTCGATCAGATTTTGATTTTGGTGGATCTGTAATCACAACCGCAGTAACAGCAACATCTGATTCTCATTCGGTTTTATATTCGACAGCAGCTGTTACGGTAGTACCTAGACTTATGGGCTATGTAGATGTTGCACATAATTCTACAGGTTCATGGCAAACCCCGAGTAAAGTAAACATAACACAAAATGAAACTTCAAATTCAGGTTATTATATAGCTGCATCCAGCGGGACTGACAGCACAACAAGTTCGTCCTTTGTAGCTGTATTAAATCAATCTTTAACTGTTATAGCTAAAGGAGGACCTGTAGAAATAACTGCTATAGGAACTGATCCTGCCACCATTGGGAGCGCGACTAGTGGGTGGTATCTCAAATCCTCCATTTCATCTGTCACACATTATGCTGATATACAAATTTCAAGAGGCGGGACAGCATTAACGATATATCGAATGGCAATAGACATCAAAACATCGGCGGATCAATGTCAGCTAAGACTTCCTCCCGGCGTTATTCGTTTTGTTGATTTTCCCCCTCCAGGTTCTCACACATATTCTTTAGAGTACAGAGCCAAGCCTGCAAGTGGAAACAGTATTCACGCTGAATATGTAAGAATGCTGGTAAAGGTATGAGCTTGTTTAAAGACTATCTAGAAGAGCGTTATGAGGAAACGGATTTTCCGCTTCAGACGATCTCTGATAACTTTGAATCTATGATGAGCGATTGTGGACGAGAAATCCTCAAAGATAAAGATGGTTTTATGTGTTACGAGCTTAGGGGCGATGCTGTGATTTGCTACGATTTGTATGTCAAACCAGAAGCTCGGGGTCACACGAAAGCTAAAGAACTTCATGACAAGGTTATCAGTGAAGCACTGAAAGCCGGTAAAAGAGTCGCAATTTCGTTTGTGGAGCTAGCTGGTAAGGATCACTTTAAAGGTATTAAAGCATTAAAATTTTACGGGTTAGAACCTTTGTTTAAGACAGTGGATTCATTCGTATTTATAAAAGGAATTTAAGATGAGTGCAGTTAAAAAAGCAGTTAGCGGAGCAACCAGTTTTTTAGTAGGAGGTAAGCAATCTGTTTTAGAGTCTAAAAACTTCTCTGAAATGCCTCCTGAAGAACGAAAACGGCTTGAGGACATTGAGGCTAAAATTAACGCTGAGTTTACTAAAGAAGACGCGTATGATCCGGCACAAGCTAAAGAGATAGAAAAACTATTCGTTGACAGTCTCAAAACCTTTATGGCTAGAGATCAAAACGCGAAGCCTGGAGATATCGAAAAAGCCACAGCACTTATTGATAAAACATTTACGGATCCCGCACAAGCTCAACTTAAACAACAGACCGCGGACTTACAATCTCAGTACGCAGCTCAAGCAGCTGCTATGGGACGAAACCCAAACGCCGACATTGCGACCCAACAAGCTTTCTTAGGAGACGCGACTAGAGCCGGTCTAAGTCTCAATGCTGAACGCGGTGCTCGCATTCAAGCTGATATTCAAACTCAGACGGACAACAACGAAAACAGCTTTCAAAACAGCTTTAACCGCGGATTAAGTCAATTAAGTGCAGGAATGCAAGGATCTGGCTTTTTAAACCAATTAGGTCAACAAGCCTTTCAGAACAAACTTTCGTTATTAAACGGTAGAACCGGTCTAGCTGGTATTTATCAAAATGAGCGGGGCCAAAAAGCAGCCGGTGTTCAAACGAGCTCAGGTCTCTTAACAAATATTAATGCCATGCAAAACTCGTTAGGTAACGTGATGGCAGGCGGTAGTGATCAGAAAAAATCAGGCGAGCGCATGCTATCCGGTATGGCTGGCGGCGGCGGAGGGGGCTAATATATGTCAGTAGAAGGTTTACAAGCAATTGCTAATTTAAATAAAACAACAAACGATCAAAACCAAGACCTTAATCGACAAGATGCTGCCATGAAGGCAGCTGATCTGTTTAAATCAGGTGATTATGAAGGGGCTATGGGCGAGATCGCTCGTTATGATCCCGAGCATGCCGGCCAGTTGCTCACACAAGCTAGAACGATTAACCCAAAGTTCGCTCAGTCTTTAAAACAAGCAGAATCATCAGGAACAACACGCGGTGAGTTTGAGGTTACCACGGAGCACGGATCTAATCCAAAACAACTTCAAGATGCTCGAATACAAGCTGAAAAAGAAAAAGGTCCTAACACAAGAGAAAGCAGACTTTCGTCTCAGTTTAACCAGGGAATGGCTTTTAAGTATCAACAAGCCGCTGAAGGCAGTCCTACCTATAAATCAGCTATTTCAGTGATAAACGAAATGCCTCAACTTAAATCGCTGTTAGATGATGCCTACAAAAACGGTGGACAGTCTTTAGCAATGCTTGGACCCCGTATTGCTAAGGGTCTAGCAGGCGAAGTCGGCGTCTTAACCGAACAAGATGTTACCCGCTATGTACAAAACCCGGCCGTAGCAAATTGGCTTATAAGCGGAGCCACTCAGAAATACGAGGGTAAGTTAACACAACAAGATTATACAAATCTCATGCGACTTGGTGTTGTTATGAATGACGCTGCCGAGAAAAAGCTGGCAAAAGCCTATGATCAGGCAGCTATCAAAATGAGCCGAAATCTCGGTATTCCTTTAGATGATGCTCAACTTCTCGTTAACCCGACATTAGATGAAGGCACGAAGAACACTATCATGGAACAACACGGCAATCGTATCGAATTAGGTACGGTTGAAAATGGCTACAGATATACAGGCGGCAAGAAGTCTGATCCTAAAAACTGGGTAAAAGAGAAATAATTTATGGCTGGTCCTTGGGAAAAGTATCAAAAACAAGAAGATGAAAAGAAAACAGCTCCTGCTGAAGGACTAAAACCTTGGGAGATGTATCAGAAACAGAAAGATGAAGAAAATCAAAGAGCTCTTGCATCTGATGCTGAGGCTCTTTTACCAGCGGAGCCAGCGGTACCAACAAAAGCAGAATCTCTAGGCCGCGGTCTTGCTCAAGGAGCCTCTCTCGGCTTTGGAGACGAACTTTCAGCAGCAGTTGGATCATTAATACCAACCGATACAGATAAAGCTCTCGGTCGCGGTATAGGCGACCGTTATACCAATATCAAAGAAACTCTTCGAGGAGAGAATCAAGCAGCAGCTGAAGCCAATCCTATCACCTCAGCCTTAGGCGAGATTGCCGGCATGATGCCAGCTGCTATTGCTACGGGCGTTGGTGGTTTAGCCAGACAGGCGGCCGCCGCAGGCGGCACTGGAGCTCTTGCCAGTTTAGGAGCATCAAAAGATCAATCATTCACTGATGCTAGTAAAGAAGCAGGAAAAACAGGAGCTTTAGCAGCCGGTTTAGCTGGACTCCTAGGCGGTACTATTAAAATGTTCACTAAAGGAACAGCTGCAGTTACTAAAAATTTAAAAGAATCTTTTAACTTATCCTATGATTTAGAGAAATCGTTATCCGATCCAGCTGTAGCCAGACAAATAGGCCAGCAAATAGATGATGTAGGAGCAAAATTCCAATCGCTCTCTCAAACATCTCGAAATACTATAGGCGAAGGTTTAGATAACTTAGCCTCAAGAACACTTACCCCCGTTGATATAAACCCCATCATAGAAGAGCTAGCCGATAAAATCGATAAATTTAATCCAGGTAGAAATGCTTTGGCTCAAGGGGCTAAAAAGGATTTAAATGATGCTTTAACAAAGATCAGCCAGGACCTTTTTAAAGAATCTAACGGAGCCGGTAAAGTTCCGTTCAGCGTTCTTCACGACGTAAAGAAACAACTTTCTCAAACGGTTTACGAGCAAGGTCTTTACAGAGATAGTCCGTATGTTGACAAGATAGCTAAAAATTTCTACTCAGGTGTTTCGCGCACGCTCAAACAATCAGATAAAAGCGGTCAATACGGCGAATTATCTAAAGTGTATTCAGCACTGTCCTCTTCTGATCCAGAAGCTTTTACCGCTAACGCTTTAAAATATCTACAAGATCCTTGGGATCTTACTGCAAGAGGTCGTTTAGGTAAACTTCTCGGAGACATGGATAAACTCGCTCCGGAGATGAAGAGACTCTATACCCCAGAACTTTCAGCTTTTATCGAAAAAGATTTTCAAAATGCAGCTATTAAAGCTGAGGTCTTAAAGAAGGTCGGCGGTAAGACTGGAGCCTTAGCTCTTAAAGGCTTTCCACTACCAAATCCAAGCGCACTGGCTTCTGAGGCTGGTGCTTATTTAGGTGCAAGCCCTGTTAAACCAGCTATGACCGTTCTCGGTGATGTCGCCTCAAGCGGCCGCGGTATGATTCCTTTAAAAGGACCTTTAGCAGCTCCTGTCGGTCAGGGTCTTAACGTGATCGGATCTAACAAAGCGGCGAATAAATAATGGAAATACTAGCCAAAATTTGTGTGTTGATTCTCGTGATAATAGCCCCAATTCAGGCTGTTATGCTGACTGTGGGAGTTTTAGTCCTTATTGATGTTGTAACCGGAGTCTGGGCAGCCTTTAAACGAAGTGAGCTAATTAAATCCGCAGCCCTACGCCGCACGGTATCGAAGATGATAATCTACCAAATCGCTATCATCTCTGGTTTTCTTATTCAACAATACGTCCTTCAAAACGAAGTTCCCATCACCAAAGTCGTAGCCGGTTTTATCAGTCTGGTTGAACTCAAATCAATCCTAGAAAACAGCAATACTATTTTAGGTCATGATATCTTTAAAACCCTTATCAAGAAACTAGGTAGCAGAAATGATAAATTCTAGTATACTGGATTTGGTACTTAATAAATACGTGTTAGGGAGTTTCGGCGTACTTATTAGTCTTATTTACGTCTATTTTAAAGGATCTAAAAGCGCTAAAGATGCGGCTGAAAAGGCCGCTCTTGAGGTAGAACGGGCGTTATCGTCCAGGCTTCGCGCAGCTGAAGCTAAGAACCAACATATAGAGAAACAGGGAGCGACGAAAAATGAGACTATTAACTCTGCTAATACTATGGACGAGCTTCTCCGCTTGTGGGATAAAGACCAACCAAAATAAACCTGAATCAGTGTTTCCAATGAGAACCGCTAAGGAAGAGGTTATACTGGTCAAATGTGCTGAAGGCTATGCTTGTTTGGATTTTGATAACTTTAAACAGCTTCTTAAGAACGAGGTCAACACCGAGACCTACATCAAGCAGCTTCATAACCTATTAAACGAGCTGGCAACACCTGTTAAATGAAACACAACAAAAAATCAAAAACCGGTTACTTTAAACTAATCTTGTTAGGCATTGCTATTTTCAGTGTGTCATTATCAGCCAGACCTATCCATAACAGCTATTTGATTGATAAGGTAGGATCTCAGACCATCTTCATCTCAAACCCAGAAGGAGCCGAGCACCAAGGCTCGGCGACTGGTTTTCAAGTGAAAGCTCCCAGCGGCAGGGTCTACACTTTAACCAATGCTCACGTTTGCGATCTTCAGAAAGACGGAGTGTTAATGATAAAACTACATTCTGGTCGATCAATACCGCGAAGGGTCATCGAAGTTTACACCGAGAATGATTTGTGTCTGGTTGAGGGACTTGAAGGCTACGGCGGTCTATCCCTAGCCTCGTCGTATTCCATCTTAGACGAGAATTTCGTCCTTGGCTTTCCTTTAGGCGAAGAGATGGACTTTAGTCGTGGTTATTTAAAAGGTCTTGGGACAGTTTATATACTGACCGGTATTCCCTTCGAGCAGTGTAAAGGGCCTCGTCTTAAACCCATCGTGGTTCCCACTTTATTTGGTCCCTTTCCAATGTGTGTTTTAGAGCACCAAGCCATAAAAACTAATATCCCTATTTTTCCAGGGAACAGCGGCTCCGCGATGGTTAACAGTTTTGGTAATGTGACCGGCGTTATTTTCGCATCCAGTAATCAAACCAACTGGGGTAGTGCGGTCCCACTTGAAACCATTAAAACCTTTTTGAGTGCTCATTAATGCGCCATTTAATATCAGTATTAATAGCACAATTTGGCATGATCGGCTGCACTATGCACACTCAGGCTACCAATATAATTGATCTGACGGAGCAACAGCACATCGAGCAAGACGGCAAGATTTGCCGTGAGACCCAAATGCTCATCTACCCAGATCGAATCGAGTACTACCTCCCAGACTGTGGTGTTAAACGGGTCGTTAAGACTAAACCGCATTTTCTTCCACCAGCGGTCCGATGACACCTTTAACTCTAAAAGCCTACCTGATGGGTAGGCATAAACTCTATTCTGAAGACTACACGTTAGACGTCAGAGCTAACGCTGAAAACCTCATTAAACGCGTTAATAACCTCTTCATTGCGTTAAAACACCCCGTACCGGAAGTAACCTCAGGATGGCGTCCTGCTGCGATTAACGCGAAGGTAGGAGGCTCTAAGAAGAGTCTTCACATGATGGGTAGAGCTGTCGATTTAGCCGACAGTGAGGGAACCACCAAGATATTGATAGCTGAGCATCCTTCTTTGTTACGGGATTTCGGTTTGTGGATGGAAGATCCAGACTCGACACCGGGATGGTGTCATCTAGATTGTGGGATTAGATCAGAACGGCTCATCAGGATATTTAAGCCTTAGTAGGCCGGTATTTTCGTAGTTGTCCGAATACTTCGATCGGGACAGAAAAACGAGAATCGGGACAAGTCTCGTCCTCATAACCAAGCTTCACGTGCTTCTCAACGAGCTTAGCACCAGCATCAATAGCTCTCTTAGTCTGTCTAATACCTAAAGTGTGATCACTGAATCCATCAAAACGGGGGAAGAGCTCGTCGAACGAAATTTCGTAGCGGACGGGATACTCAGGGATACAGTAGAGTTTAGTGGCCGTAGCTGAGATTTTATGATCACTCATTACATCACACGAAACAATGGCTTCAATACCTTTTAAATGCATTGACTCAACCCAGTTAATCTCCTCTGAAATGTCGGCGTAGTGCTTCTTACTGAACGAAAGTTTGATAAACTCAGGGTTTAGATTCTGAAGGAAAATCAGCGAATCCATATCAAACACACTAGCAGAGACGGGAAGTCCTACCGACTTCCCATACTCAAAAGCTCTCTGAAACATGTTTTGCGACAGGTGAATGTTAGTCGGCACGTAGGGTGCTTCGTTTGGAAACAGCTGAAGCTTTAAAGCATCAATACCCGATTCTTTACAGCGATCTACGGCCTCTTTAATGCGATCAAGCTTGCCCATGTGACAACTACCAAGCTCAGCAATCAGTCTAACTTTGTTCATAGTCCCTCTAAGAATTCTTCGTAATCTGCTGCTGACAAGATTTCATCTCTCAGGTGAGGCCATTTTTTGAGTGCCTTCTGATACGCCTGTCTGTAAACAACAGCCTGCCACCGAGTAAACACACCACCAAAAACGGCGTTCAGGAAAGGTCCGATATAGCATAGATCGAATACCCAAAGCCACTTCGGAAACTGGTTATAGGCATAACCGGGATAGATTAAGGTGTGAAGACTGAGGTTACCAAAAATTGCATAAAAACGAACGGTGCCGTACTTCTCTTTAGACTGCCCGCCAAGTCTACCCCAACGCCGGCTGAAGGAACTAATTAGCTCTGCAGCGCCCTCTATCCCGTCCCAATCTACGGTATTATCTCCCCAGCGGTGCATTAGTAAACGTCTCCGTTGATAACGATCTTTTCATTCTCGTATGGGACCGCGATTCTTCTGTAAAACTCAAGCTTAGCGCCTTCTAAGGCGCCTACGACGTCGTTAATTGTCTGGTAATTAAGTATCAAATGAGTGGCTAAATACTGTTTAATAAGTCGTGTAATCGCGTAGTTAAGTTCGCCAGGCGTCGCCGGTCCTACAGCTTCTGTCAGTGCTTTATCATAATCGGTGATGTATGGCATCTTAAATCTCCTTACTATAATCCCTGCTGTTTCATCAGCTCACAAAGTTTATCTCGTAACTCTGTATAGACACGGGCCTCGGTCTTGCTTGGCGTACCATACTTAAGTTTTGATCGGAGGTAGTTAAAAACATCCTCTATAACAATATGAGCCTGCACGCCTGTTTGAAACGCCTCTAACTCTTCTTGCTCTTCTGGCAGGTTAAACTTGATAGTGTGAACCGGCATGCTTCGACTCCTTAAAATGGGTTGTAACGCGTCCCTTTACCATATTGTTTTCTGATAAGGTCTACTTGGTGCTGGACAAAAGATTCGTCTCTAAACAGTTTAACAGCCTTTAGATAACCTTGCAAGTACTTAATGCGGTAATAGAGCTTCTTTGGGGCGCTATCATCAGGAAACTTGTTATCCCACCAGACTGAAAACTGATTCGTAGCAGCCTTTAGCTGGGTATCAAGTTCAGCCTCAGTCATTCTGCTCTATCTCTGTGTCTTCTTCTAACAGCTGTGCCCGTAGGAATTCTAGGTAACCTTGTGATCTGCCTAGGATATCCCAATCATAACCGTAGGCTTCTAAACTAGCTCCCTCACCGCGGTTTCTATGGATAATGATAAGACTATCTAAAGAGTCAACGGATAGGGATTTAACAATCTCCTGGATTCGGTCTAAAGAATCCTTAGAAATTCGTTTATCCGGATTTATATCTATTATTTTATCAGCCATGTTAATACTACTCCAACTAGGAGGACCGCGCATACGACACAAAGAATCTTTACAGCGCGTTTTAAAGCGCGGATATCATTAAACATATCGACTTGTCGGCCCTGAACAGTACTAAATACCTCAGCATTAAGCCCGCCGAGCTCCTCTTGGATTTGTAAAATAGCCCCATACACAAAATTTACCTTGTTACCCAACTCTGTTTTGGTCTCGCTTATTCTGTTATCCAAGGTTGCTTTGGTCTCACTTATTTTACCGTCCAAATAAAGCCCGTCTACATCGATTCTCTCCCGTATGTTTTGAATCTGTTGAGGTAGAGTTGAGCCCATTTTACTCTCTAAATAAGACTTGGTCTCTTTATTAATGAACTTAGACATTACTGGTCTCCCTAAATATTGCTAACAATTGTTTAATAACATCATCGAAAAGCTGAAATCGCTCCTTCGTAATCTGAACTTTCTCTCTCTTTTGATGGGCCCAGTCTTTTGATAAGGCCCACCACTTGTTTTCAAACTCGAAATACTCCTTAGCACAGCACTGAACCACAAACGAGACGAACAGTGGGTCTACACAAACCTTAAAATTATATACATAAATCAGTGCTTCAAATCTAGATGAATCCATTTCCTCTTGTGCTAAAAGATTGTCACATTCATTTATACCAGACTGAACCAGCTTTAACCAAGCTTCAAAATTCTGAACCGCGATTTTATGGTTAAAAGTTCTATTGAAGACCGGCTTAGGTCTTAAAGGTTTTACGACCGGTTGATCATCAAAAGGTTTAACGCACTCCGTTAAAGGTTTATACGGAATCCCTTCAATTCTAAGGCCTTTAGCACTACAGTTAGTTATGACAGCTCGCTGTCCGATCTCTGCTAATTCGCCTGTATATTCTTTAATCCACTGGTAGTAGGTGAGGTTGGTTGAGGTTTCCTCACCTAGGTTATTAAGGGCTTTCATGGGCCCTTGATGACGTCGTGTCTTTTGGAACTCATCTATAGGGAAGAATTCTCCCCACTCTTGATAGCCAGTATTAGAGCAATGCGAGCGGAAAAGACCATCTTTTTCTTCGTAGTTACTATCAATACCAATCAGGAAGATCTGAGAACAACCGAACCAGTCCGCTAGTCTGATAGCTAGATGGGAGGTAGACCCGCCACATTTAAGAATACCTTTAGGCCAGCTCTTTTCAAAATAGGAGAAGAACGAGTAATTTCGGTAAACAATGCGGGCAGGGCCTGGATAGATGCTGAAAAGCTCTGGTTGAATTACCGGGAACGCGATCAGCTCGGTTTCAATCTTACCGAGGCCTTCGAAGAAGGGTTTTTGATAAGCGTTAAGTCTCTCAATTGAGGTGATGTAATCGACGCGAATGCCGGCTTTTAACAGCGGCTTTAGGGCCGCATCAGCTGCAATAACAACAAACTTATCGTTGTGTTTTTTGATGTTTTCTAACTCTGAATCTAAAGAAGGACCGGCCCCTACAACCAGTGCAGGTCTACGGCGAAACGCGCCTTTTAAATCTTCGATGCCAGGGTTGTTTAAGATGGCTTCTTTATTCAAAAGTGATGCCCTAACCCCGTCAAGGCTGTCCGTAATACGACCAAAATTATGCATCACATGCTGAATGGTCTCGTTGTATATAAGCTCAATTTTTTTGTAGAAAGCACTTACCTCAGGAGGTTGTGGGATATGCGTCTCAAGAAGAAACACATTGAAAGCCATACCTGCTACGTGCTCTCTCTGCATAATACTAAAGAAAGCCGGTTTAATAGATTCTTCCGTCTTCATCAACAACCATTCCGTTTTAGGGAGGTTAATGATTTGCGTTAGGTTTGCGTATTGAAAACAAAAGCGAAGAAAGTCAAGATTGTTTTCAACAATATAGACAATGAAGTTATCTTCTCTATTGACCGGATCGTTTAAAATGTCAGCTAAAAAGGTAGGAGAACCGATACCCGCAAGCACAATGGCTCGCATTGGTGTGTTCGGAGGGGCCGGCGGTAGCGTAACTGCTGCTACCGCACGGTCTTCCGCAGGCTGAGAGAGGAGAAGCTCTAGCCTTGAACGCTCGTAGGGATAACGCTTGAACAGCGCCTCTAAGTTAGCGTCCAAAATTGGGTTTTGATATGCTTTGGGGAGAATTAAATCACTCATCGTTAACTACTTTCAGCTGGCTTTTTTTAAGCTTAGCTATTTCTTTGCGAAGACTTTTAACTTCAAGTGCGAGGTACAGCGTTTCTTTATGAAGATGACACCAGCCTGAGGCTGAGGCGCTATTATTGATAACTGATTCTAAATCGATATTCAGATCTCTGATAACGTTCTTAACATAAAGATTTTGTCTGTCGGTGTTACTCATACTCTTATTAAATTACCTTCAATTAAACAAGTATAGTTGATAATGGGAACCGGGACGAGATACACATTGCCGGTTTTCTCGTCCAAATAACCAATGCCAAAACCAAGACTCCAATCTCTGGTGGATTTAATTTTGTGCATATAATCGACTTTGTTGATATCACCTAACCAACCGAACATGGCTGTTACATGTCTCTCACCTTTAGCATTACCCTCAACGGCGTAACCCATACGGTGAGTATGGCCGATAGCTACATTATGCTGAAAAGCATCTAAAGCTTTATAGTGAGCATAACGACCAGCGGTTCCGGTATCATGTGTGAGGTTTAATTTACCAAGTCGATAGTGCTCCTTGTAGGGAACATAAATAAAGTCTTTTGTAATACCAAGCAATTTCGGTATAGAGATAACGGAATGAAGTTCAGGGGCTTTATCTTTTAAATAACGCTCTAGCCTGTCTTCGTGGTTACCTGAAATAAAGATATTCTTTTTAGCCTTTAATGCCTTTACCTCAGCCAGACGTTTTTTAGTTTCTGAAATCTCCATCTCCAGCTGAAAGGCCCTGGAAGGATCTTTACTATGAGACGATGCGGCGTACATATCAAAAAAATCACCTTGAATAACTATGATATCCGGTTTAAGAGCTTTGCCAGCTTTTAACAAAAGCTGCCAGGCTTTCTTGTCTTCGTACGGGCTGTGGGTATCAGGAATTAACAGTATTTTTTTAAGCATTATTTTAATCCTTTTGATTGTTTAAGTAACCGGTAAACGGTCTCTAGATCAGGGTTACGGACCACAATGCCCGGTATTTCTCCGACTTCTTTACGAAGATTAGAGAGAGTCATAAAACCATCCCTGACAGATCTTTCTGAAACTCTGATCCTTTTCAAATCTTGATACGTCGGATGCTTGTTAAGCTTAACAGCCAACGTCTTATAGATTTGTTTTAAAATATGAGTTTTACTCATTTACATCCTCCCCATTAGATCCTGAAGACCTGTCAGCTTCAGCTTTCTGATAAGCGATAAAATCAACGAGGTCTGATAGCTTGATACGAAGTTGGGTTACTTCGCTTTGAATAACTAAAACATTACCGTTAACATCGTCTACCATCAACGCTGCACGGATACCGACGACTACGTTTTCCTTGGGAACTGTTATGCTATTTACGATTAAATTCATTGACTTATCTCCTTTAGTAGTTTTTTAACTTCTTTTGCAATACCTAACTCTTTAGCTATATCTAAAGCCAGCTCTAACTCGGCTTCATAAATATCCATCAGACCTTTTGGAAGGCGGCCCACATCAGATAACTGCTCACGAAGATCCAAGACAAGCTCTAACTTATCTGCAAGTTTGCCTAGTCTCTGCTCTTTAATGTCTTCAAATTGAGGTCTCATAGCCTCGTAGATCTCGAGTCCTTTTAAATTCTTCTTGACCGGAGATGGTATATCAGAGGTTATCGATTCTTCAATATCGTGTAACAAAGCCGGTAAAATCTCTTTACCACCGAAAAAAGCATAGAGAGCCGCAACACGAAAACTATGTTCTGCGACTGATTTAGAGGCTTGAAGACGGTGAGTCTGAAAACGACGGACGTTATGCAGATTCATGGCCATTTTAAGTTGATCGAGGTTCATAAGGTTTCCAATCTGGTCTATCTTCTTTTTTAATTTGAACCGTTTCTCTGGTACCTAAAAGCGGAAAAGGATCACCCATCACAATATTCCACCAAAGCCCTGTGACTTGAAGAGCGCCTGACGATCTTTCAATCGAAGTGAAAACCTCAAAACAAACATCGGTATTCCTGATATGTTTGATAAATTTCATACCCGCACCTTTTTAAGATAAGCAAGCCCGACGCAGACGGCGTCGGTAGCGTCAAAATCCTCGTTCGCTATCAGCTTCGCCATAATCTCTTGTTCGGTGTCTGTTAGCATATCACCGGCTGCTAAAGCCATATCAAGCTTATCAGAGCTGCCAGAGCCCATTATTTTTTTTAAGGTCATCGGGTGGATCATCTCTACTTTACCTTCAGTGATAAGCTCGATGTAGCCGAGAAGACGTTGCATTCCGTTATTATTACGACCTAATAACAAAGGCTCCTCTGAGGTGAACTTATGAGAGATATCGACCAAATCTTTAATTTTATGAGCCATATCCAAACGGCGTTCTAACGGCGATATCTTGTCACTTTTAAGGGAGGTAGCTGCAACAAGCCTGCCAGCTTCAAACAAAGCGACGCCCATCGAGTTGCTACCTGGATCTATCGCTAACAAAGTTTCAGTCATTTGTCGTCCTTTGAAAATTTAAAGTTACTGTCTCCGGCATAGCGATCGAAAGCCCAACCGTGACCTTTTAACAAAAACCCGTTACCGCCCAAAACGACTGTATCAGCCACTTCTAAACAATGTGGGCAAACAATAGCAGCCGGCTTCTTAAGCATCGAATAAAACTCCTCAGTCGTTCTTTTACAGTTCTTGCATTCAAAATGATATGTAGGCATAACTATTTCCCCCCTCTCACTAAAAACCGCAAATCCTGATAGTCAAATTCAAGACCTGCTATCCGTTCTTCCAGCGTATCTAAATCACTCCGGTCGCACTTCTCCATCAGACTATCATCAGTCAATTTCAAAGAAGCTTGATAAACATTTAAGCGGTCTTCTAAGACTCTTATTTGTTTATCAAAATAACCCACCATGCAGGTTAAAACCAGAAAGAACACCACTAGCAAAGTAACTTTAAAAATCATATTTGAGGTAACCCTTCCATAGCATCCGCTATAGCTTCTTCTAGCTCGTCTGCAAGTAAATTTGTCAATCCGCTAAATGCTAAGACGGCGTGTACAAGTTCGTGTTTTAAAACCCTTTGTCTCTGATCCCCGACAAGCGTATCCTTGATATAAATCTTATTACCATCAAAGTAACCGATAGACGCTGGGTCTTCAGAGAGAGCGGTAATTCTCGCATGAGAACAATACTCAATCTCAACTTCTCGTCCTAGTACGTTAATAATCATGGTTTGTGCCAGCTCCTATCAATAGAATACTCTACATCGAGGGGTACTGTCAACTGTAAATCCTTAGCAAGCTCTGTTGTTAGTGTGGGAACTATGACCTCGGTAACTAACAGATCTGCTTCATCTTTTGGTAATTCTATCACCATTTCATCATGAATTAACATACGAAAATTGAAGTCTACTTTTAGTTCCTGTAACTTTTGTTTCACCATTAAAGCAGCTTTGACAACCATATCAGAAGCCGACCCTTGAACAAGCGTGTTAAGGCTTGTCATGTAAAGCATTTCGTTATCAAGAATAGAAAAAGGCCTGCCAAGAAGGTTATAATAAACCTTCTTGTTAGCCAGTGATTGCTCTAGTTTTTGTTTAAATGCTTTTACGGCTGGGAAACTATTTCGATACTCTTCTATGAACTTTTTACAATCGTAGACGCTATAGCTCTTGTTAAGCTCCTTATTAAGGACCTCCTGTAGCTTTGCAGCTCCGGTACCATATAAGATAGAGAGTCCGGCAGTTTTACACACATCCCTCTCTTTTTTAAATTTCGTCTTAATGTCTCGCACGTCGCAATTAATCTTAAGTAACTTTTGTGCGATAACGGAATAGGGGTCGATTTTGTCTTTGAACGCATTGATCAGCTCCGTTTCTTTCGTGATCTCAGCGATGATCCTAACTTCAATTTGGGCATAGTCGATAGTTGCCAGTACTCGGGCGCTTGTAGAAGCTTGCACATAAGATCGTAACTCAGGAAGTCTTGGTATTTGTTGTAGGTTTGGAGCTGAACTAGAAAGACGTCCTGTCCTCGTGCCACCAATATGATAGTGCGTATGAACAGCGCCGTCAGGTTTTTGATTCTCCGTGAGCGCAGGGATACATGTACCAACAAGTTTTTCAATTTCCCGATAATCGCAGAGCTTTTGACACACCGGATGATCGAGAGATCTGAGGACCGCTTCTGAGGTAGAATCCTCACCATCTTTATTCGAGACATCAAGAGCGTAATAGTCTTTAAGCAACCACTGAAGCTGCTTCGGACTATTCCAATTAAACGGCTCAAGACGGCTGACAGCCGTACTCTCAAGAAGGGCGTAACGATTGAGGCATTTTTTCTGGTCTTTTGTTTTCTCTTTGGCTTTTTCATATTTCTCCCTATATTGTTTATTAACTTCCTTTACTTGAAGTTCATGGTAGTAAACGATAGCTAACTTAGCTTGCTCTCTTAACTCAACTAGTAACTGGTCCCTTTTAATGATTGCTACGGCTTGATAGCGATCCAGTCCTACTTTATCAATGTAGACTCCATCGTATTCCATATCAGAGCAAAGCTTAGTTGCGGGCATAACCCAATTGTCTGAAAACACATGGGCCTTGTTGTTGAGCTGTTGTTCCAGGTAGGTGAATAGTTTATATGTAAGTTCACAGTCCTTGAGACAATAGTCTCTGACTTCTGATTTACTATATTCAGCCATTTTGGTTCTATTAAGTTTGTAAGGTACTTGTCCAAGATATGCCTCCGCTAAAAATTCGAGTCCGAGCTTATCAGGTCGAGGAGTAAGTATACTAGCGATAGAGCGAGTGTCATAGAACCAGCGATGACGAACGTCCAAGTTATTATGTCGTAAAAATCCGATATCGAAACTTCCGTTATGAAAGATAAACTGGGCACGAGGATTCCTCTCTAACCACTCACTAAACTGAGTGGTGTTATCAAACACAAACTTATGGGAGGGCGAATAGACACCGATGCACAGAATCTTATCAGTGAACCTATCAAGACCGGTCGTTTCAATATCACAAGCATATAGATCCTTCAATTTTACTCTCCTTAAAACTAAACATGAAAGAAACTCATTATCATATGAACATAAGGGTTATAAGGGCCTTCTCGATTAAAATCTATATGACAGCCCATATCCGCCGTATAAAAATCACTCTGTTTTGTTAATATACGTTTCAGCAAGCGATTATCCATATTAATCTCAAGCACAGGACGTTCATGACCATAGGTCCCGCCTAAATTGAATGCATAAGACTCGCCAGTCTCTTTATCTCTTAAAACTATACTTTGTTTCGGGTAAAAGTTAAACTGCTCCTGATATTTTTTAACATTACCAACTGCTGCTCGTATCAAATCAGTTAAATCCACAAACTTAACAAGTGGGTCGTTTTCGTAGTCAAACTTAGAGGAACTAACGCGATCTTGCCAACTTGCATAACTCTCAATATTCTTCCGATAAGTGGCTTTTAAATCACCTGTGATAAGATCGATAGATCCTTGCTCGTTTAGGATTAAAGGCTTAATACCGCGGTTGCTTATGAACCAAGCGCTATACTGTTTACCGGCCAAACCCAGATGTTTATTTTTGTTAATAAGCGACCCCATAAGCTGGTAGTCTCCTGCAAATGGTTGAAACCACTCAGCTTTTAAGCTTTCCGCCACATCACACATGGCGGTTAATTGCCGGCCAATAAGTCTCTTGTTTTCTGATAGCTTTTCCTCATCACTAAGATTAGCAAAACAAGAGGGATAAGAGCTAGCAAGACTATCCTTAAGCTGAACAACACTAAAGGCACCATGATGATCATACAGCATTTCTGCAGCTGAAATATCAAGTGTATTAGCATTCGCATTCAAGATCGTCTTTCCGTTGGCTTCAACCACAATGGCGCTATCAAGCAGATTTCCACTATCAATGTTATCAAAAGGATGTTCAACGAAACTGGCATAAATAGTGATCTCCATAGGGCCTATTGTTATGGTTTCTTTATCTCTAACAAGAGTCAGGTTTGTAAAACCTAATGCTGTCAGTTTTCTTTTTAAAAAGTTCGGTTCCCTATCCAATATGATAACGGGGATATCAGGACGAAACTGCTTAAGAGAAGCTTCATCACAACGATCTTGATTTAACTGGCTGATAAACAAAGCATCGACATCTTTAACAAAATCAAAAGTCGTAACAAGGGGTGGATAATGGCCCCACGATCCGTAAAAAGCTCCATCTGTTAACCACGGATCACACAGAAGCTTGAAACCGTTTACCTCGTATATGCAAGTTGCATTATCTATTTGAGTCAGTTTCATTGGATCTTTTTAACCTATTACCTATGGCTAGATGAACAAATTTCGATACCGCTTTCATTTTTCCTTTAACAGTCTTAGCTTTCGTTTTCGTCATTTTAACCAAAAAGGACCATTGCTTAGCAGTGAACTGTATGTAACCATCCTTGTTTATTTTTAAAAGTCTAGGTTCTGGGAACAATTTAGTAGGTGACATTGTTGTTATTATCCACTGAAAAGTGACAATTAGAGCCATCCGTTGTTACGTAGTTACCTGATACAAGAAGTGATAATCGTGTGTTTTTACCGTTAGCATTATCACTAAACGATGCTAATAACATAGATCCGATGCGAATTAATACTTCATCATAAATTCCCGGAGCATCTCCACAAGGATCAACGATCTCTGTGATCATATAAGGACTAGATTGACCATCTTGACCATCTTCACCTACTTGACCTGCTTGACCTGCTTGACCTGCTTGACCTGTCGCTCCGTTTAGCACAAGTACTCTGCTAAGACCGCAGGTAATCAAAGCACCGCCGTTTGGTGCAAACCCGGCCGATGATACTGTTATCACGGTGCATGGCGCTGCAGTTGATCCAGTTGCTCCAGTTGCTCCTGTCTCACCTTGAGGTCCAACTAAATTTTTAGACTCATAGTAATCAGTCCCACAACCAACCATACCAAGAACGAAAACTAAACCTGTGATAAACTTTTCCATTATAAAACCTCTTTCATGCTTAAAATGACGTTATTGTCCTGTACTGAGAATAACATATCCGCCTCAATAAAGCTACCTAAGAACTCCCGTAAAGCCTCTTCAAAAATCTTGTACCGCGCTTCATGTGAGTGGATGATATAATCACCGACTTCGTAACAACTATCAGCATTATCAGCGACTGCTACAATGCGTGCTAACCCGTTGTGGTAGTTCTTGATCTCGTTGGCTTTTTTGGGTACAATAATACCGCCCTTTGTCACTTCGTCTGCTTTAACTTTCACAACGATAAGATTTCCGTTATGAATCGAGATCTTGCGAGTTTTAAACAAATCTATGAGTTTGTTTGTTTCTTCAATAAAATTTTTATTAATCATACGAATCCTTTTTTTTACTGTTAATCATTTCCACTTTCTAAATTTGACTAGGACAGGGTGCACATCTCCGTATAAAGGAGTTGGGGAAATAACCCCGGAAGGCATCGTCATCTCTGTTATTGCCTCAACTTTTTCTAAAGCTTCAGCCATCTCCTTCATAAGATCTGCTCCATCTTTAGATATACCGACCAAGTTTTTCCAACCTTTAGGCATTTTCATTTTTAACTATCCTTTCTAAATTTGGTCATTAACCATTGACCAAATTTGGTCATTCCATTCTGAGTTTACCCGGTAGGGGGGGGGGATAATTTAATCATGCTCAAGCACTACCTCAAAAGTTTTCCATAATCAAGCGGTGTTGTTTATCTTTAGATGCCCTAAGATATTTCGCTGTCGTCTTAATATCTGAATGTCCTAAGAGATCTCGTGCATCTTCAATTGACATGCCTACAATATTAACGACCTTAGTTGCGTAATAAACCCGACAATCGTGAGGAGTAAAACCGGTCAGACTCTCACTGAAGAACTTTGCGTATTGGAGGTTTTTAACTACGACGACTCCCACCTCACCAGTATCACCTCGTAACCATTTCCTATCAAATGGGACAAAACGCTGTTTACCGCCCTTGCCGGCTCTAACTTCAAGCATGCCATCTTTGATATCAGACCAGCTCACATTAAGAGCTTCACTCTTCCGAAGGCCTGCTTTTCCCATTAGAACTAAAAAATTGTATAGGTGTAAAGGGGCGGCTTTAAGAGCCGCATCGAACTGCTCTTCCGTCAGCGATCGGAGTTTTTTCTTGTAGCAATTCTTAAACTTAAGTTTATGATTTTGCAACCATTCCCGGATTTTGGACGTCTTTTTAGTTTCTTCTTCAAAACATTGCGCAAGTATAAAATAGGACTTAATAGTATAGTCAGAAAGGCCTCTCGTCTTGAGGGCTGTGTAGAGCCTCTCCGGTTCAAGTCCCTGGCTATCAACCACACAGAGCTTAGCATAAGCAGTATGTATAGTAGAATCAGCCCAACTAGTTGATTTTCGGTTGACATATTTATATACTACCTGATTTAAGTTGTTCATAAGTGTAGTTCTCCTTTAGATAGGTTACTACAGATTCTGTGTTATGGGAAGTACTATTTTTAGCCTCTAAAATCAGCAATGATTTTGCGTACTTAGGTTCGCAAGATAATTCGGCATAACAACTACTGACGGAATCAAAAAATTCTGGGCCGTTGGATTCTATAACGTCTTTTTTCTTGCTTGCTAATCTTGTGCTCATCAATTCCCTGTCTCCCTTAAGATAAACAATAATATCGGGTTTTGAACAGGTTTGTTTAATGAGGTCTTTACAGAGCAAGTATTGCTCGTAGGTCATTTGTTTAGTTTTCAGAGTTGCGTACGCATAAGCCAAATGGCTCCATACACCGCGATCACTGATAATGATCGCTGGGCCTTGGTCCTTAATAAATTGAGTATGCTGATCTGCATCTACATAGAATAAAAGCTCTCGTTGAAACGGGGTGAGAACTGTATCATTTAAAACGATCTCTCGAACGTCTAAACCTTTACGTTTAAATTTGATATTACATGGGCCTACAATATCGGAACCGGGTTCTCTGGTCTTATAGATCCATGGAGAGAAGGAATGATCGGCTTGCACACGCTCATAAAGAGCATTAACCAGAGTTGATTTACCGGATCCGTCGATACCTTCAATTACAATATGCATTATCTTTTTCCTTTATCACACCAAGTGGAGTGTGTTGTGACTGCTCCGAAAGCAATTTCACTCCCACAGGTACATTTAATAGATTTTGGTTGCCAGCTAGAAAAATCCAACCAAGGAGTCGGAACCGGAGTACTGATAGGGGTAACCTCATCCCAATCTAGCATCTTTGAAAAGTTAATAAGAGCAGCGGTGTCTTCGTCGTCGTCAATCATTTTACTCCCTTGATAAGAACGGCGCGGCCGTCTTTGTGGGATCGAATCCCTAAGTGTTTTTGTGGTATTCTCACAGCACTATCAAAAATTCTGCTGTTACGAATATGTCCGGTTAACAAAAAATCTCTGACATCACCGGGGTAAAGAGCAATCGATCGTTCACTCAGGAACGAAAAAGTCTCACCTTTAGATCTTTTATAACCGATGCCCATATAGTCATAAAGATAGCCTTGTTCAGAGAGAAGATCGTATATATTTTTTACGTAATCATCCATCTTCAGTCCCTGTCTTGAAAGTTAACGAAAACTACTTCACCTGAAGGAAGTTCTTTAAACAAACTAGGCGCTTGTGCTTTTAGTCGTAACATTATTCTGTTGTAGTTTTTAATTTTAGGATCAGGCTTAGCCATTCTTAATTTCTCAAAGATAACTTGCTTCATGTGATAGACAAGATTCTCTAATTGAGAGGCTGATATTTTGATATTAGATTGCTGATCGATCTGATTCAACGTCTCGTTATAGTCAACAGTACCGAGGTCTCCAATTGAAGAATTGACCGAGGTCCAGTAATAAGACAAAAGCAACACCAATTCTGGCAGATTTAAATTAACCGTATGATTTGGCTGTGCCATAAAAAAACCTTTATGTAAAAAAAGAAGTTAGAAGCAACAGGGCAGGTTTTTAAACCCGTTCCTTTTGACTTCTAACTCTTTCTCTTCAATCGCCGCGTCTGAAGAGTTTAACCGAGTGTGGGCTCAGTGAGGACCTCTATTAGCAACACAGGCTGACGAAGAAATTTTATTAAACTGTTTTCTTAGCTCTGATAGCGGCTAACTTATCAGCAACTGATTGTGCTGGGGCTGCAGCTGGGGTGGCTGCACCATCAGTAATCGCATACTGAGTGGTCGGGTAACCCTTATATTGGATGTCAGCAATTCGGGTAACAGTATACGCCTTATTAAGCTCTCTCTTGCCCTTGGATAAATCTTCAATCATAAAACGAAGATTACCAGAAGTTTGAAGCTGTACTTCTTCTCCGTTAACAAGGCCAACCAAGGCAGGACCAAATTTGCCTTCGGCAACATCTGTTAATGTGAGGCTGAAAGATTCGCCGACGGCGACTGTTGTTGTTTTGAATAGTTTCATAGTTTTTCCCTTCGATTGTTTTGGTTAAAGTTTGAATGCTTTCTTAAAGCGTTCGTTAAGAGGTGAGAGGACGTCTTGCATATTTTTGATGAGAGGTTCCCACTTCTTAACTTTCATATTCCGCTGCGCCCAAATGTAGCGCAGTGAGTGAAACACGCCGAGTTCGTCTTCTATCTTGACTCGTCCTTTGTGATAGCTATCAATAGTATGCATACTAAGAGGATCGCCGTTCCTAGGTAACTGCAAAACCATAATATCTGCATCTTTAATTCCTTTAATACGCCGTGAAGCGGGTTCTTCTTCCAAGAAACTTTTATAAGCAGCCATTTGAGTAAAAGCGCTAGCGTAGACACCACCGGTTTTCCAGTCGGCCACAAAAAGCTTGCCGTCAATACGACAAACAAGATCGACAGTACCAGCGATACGGTATCTAGGGCTGGATACGATTCTTTCTGAAGCAATAAGCTTAATATCGTGTTCATTTTTCCAGGTGTGAAAAGAAGAAATGGCGGGTAACTCGTCCTCTCTAATAGAATTTGCATCGATGGTTTCTCCTTTCAGGTCTTTTTCCACATAAGCGTGAATTCTCGATCCTAAATCCGAGACGCTGTCCATATAATTTTTGTAGGCGCGCATCGGGTCTTCTTGAGGGCCGAAGGTTTTCAGAGCCCAGCCCACCAAGAAATCTTTACCTTCCCCTTTTAAAATCGTTGATACTGAAACGTAGAGATCACCTTTTTTAAGGTCAGTGGTTACTTCGCCGTTTTTGTCTAGCAAGTAGCAATTATAGTTAGCCATAATTAATTTGTCGTCGCTTTCATCGTCATAAAAGCCCAGTCCGCGTATTTACGCGCTTTTGATGGGTCTGTAAAAAATTCGTTCACAATAAAATTGTATCCAAGCGGTGGGTCTCTATCGACCGGATAAATCATCGATCTAATTAGGGACTTGTTAGTAGCTTTCTCAGCTTTCCAACAACCCGAACAAAGCTTCTTCGATAACCGCACATAGATAAGTGGGGTTTTCACCATCTGACAACTATCACATCGGGTTTTAGCCATATAATTAACCTTATCAGCTCTTATCAGAGCTGTCAAGCCTTATCAGCATTACATCTGTCCCTTGAAAATATCAAGGAAATCACGGGTATCTTTGAAGAAGACGTCGTTGTATTCTGCGGCATGGTGTTTACAGCGTGCCTTTCCGTCGGTCGACCTCTCGCAGATTAGGCACTGAAGGAGCCACTTGTGAAGCGGGCTTGTTGCTGCTAAACCCCGCAACCAATTTAGGGCCCCATCTTTTCGTATTAAGAAATCTATTTTTTTCTGTCTTTCGTTTGAGGCCATCTTTTCTCCTTAGGATTTGTGTATCTTGAAAACGCAGGTACTTGATAAGCGATATGCTAAAGACCTCGCCATTAACTCGCTCAATATCAACACGATGAGGCTTATCAAGGGCGTTGATCCGGGCCGTGAGGCCCTCCCCACTGTGAATAGTGATCTGCCATTGCATATCGAAACTGAAATCTTTAGGCGGGACGCCGCGGTTCCACTTGACGCCGTGGAGCTTAACCGGCTGCGTAGCACGGATTTCCTCGGTAAAGTAGGTCTCCTTAAAGCGGTAGGATGTGAGGAGAAAGTCTAGAGCTGAAATCATATCTTCTTCGTTTTGTTTGTTCCATATGATGTCGTAGCCTAGAGCGGCTCGGTAAAGAGAGCCGCCGCAGTACTTAAGGGAATTTTCGTAGTAGATGGGGTTGGTCCGAAGACGTTTGTATTTACCAAGCCCGGCGGGGTCTTGTTCGACGGCAATCGGCCGTATTGAGACGAGCCCGTAGTCTGAGAAGGGTTTTTCGTAGCGCTTTGGCATGTGACAGTATGTGTTCTTTAACCTTATCATGATTTTCGTTTGCCTGTCAAGAGGTTTTGTGATATGATTAAGGTGTTAGGTGATTTTATGCCGCGAGAGCAGTTATCACGTTAATCAAAAACAGCGGTTATAGGCATGGACGAGTTGATTAGACTGATTGGAAACTTTCACGGAAGCTTTCAGCCTAGCGTATAGTCCAAGATAGAACATAAGTTTAGAGATTCAAGATTGCTAGGGAGTTAGTAACTCCTGCCGTTTGGTTGTAAGTACCTTTGCGGATGAATCATCAGGCCGGGTCTTATTGGACCCGGCCGCTGCCCCTTAACGGATGGAGGGGAATGCAGTCAAGTACTCTAGACAAAGCTATCTAATCTAGCATAAGAGGTCGCGGTTTAATCGGATGATTCAACAGAGCTTCCTCGTGCCTAAAAATCTAAACAGCTCTCTAAACCTCTAAAGAGGGAGCTAAACCTCTCTAAACCTCTAAACGAGGGAGTCACCCCAACAGGGTGATCTCCCCTCCTCTAACCACCCATTGACAGCTAACTCAAAGACCTGATAGCCTTGATAGGATGACTAAATGCAATTGCTGCCAGCGAAAACTACGCAACCGAAGAGCTGCTCTTCAAATCAAACCTCTAGTAGAACGGCTTAAGAGGGGCCGTCCATGGCCCTCTCTTCAAGTATGCGGCTGGAGATGTTCCATCAAACTACAAGGCTACGCTAAGTGAGCGCAAGGGCAACGGAGTTACGGGCTCTATGTCCCTTCTGCGGTAGTTTAACCCAGAACGGGAGGACCGACGGCAAGTTCTACATCAACAGCGAGACCGGTCTCTACTTCTGTCACCACTGTCAAATCAGCGGGAAGGATCTGTCAGAACGGTTTTTAGAGGAGTTAGAAGTGATTGACGAGATTGCTAAGAAGGAATTCAACCAATCCTCCCTATCTAAACTTAAGTCTGACAGTCCTCAACTAAAGGATTTCTTAGATGCTCGTCTTAACGGGGCCGCTGATCTTCCCATTGCCTATAGTCCAGAGCACCAAGCTATTGCCATCGTTACCGCCAATTTTAACCAAGAAGTCGTAGGAATTAAGTACCGGAGGACTGGTAGTGAGTCACCCCGCTATCTTAGTGAGCCTGGATCTGTCAACGAAGGGTTCTGGATCAAAGGGGACGACGACAAACTTCTTATCGTCGAGGGTGAGATTGATGCCTTGACCGGCGCGGTAGCCGGTTTTAGGGGTACTATACTAGCCACACAAACCAACCGACTATCACTATCAGCATCAAAACACGTAAAAGCCTTTAAGAACGTCTTTGTGATACCGGATAAGGACTTAGGTGGCGAAGAGTTAAAGAATTCAATAGCGGAGCTATTAGGCCCCTTAAAAGCTGTTATTATAAGCCTGCCTCATGATGATATAAAGGATCTGAACGATTTACTGACAAGGAGAGGTTATGAAGAATGTCGTGAGTTTATTAGAGTACAAACACGAACGGAGCTTGAAAAGGATACAAAGACATTATCAGGAGTTATTGGAGACATGGTCTCTTTCCTCTCCGACCAGCGAAACCTTGTTGGGGATTCCACGGGATGGCTCTCCGTTGATCATCTTCTCGGTGGAGGTCTCAGACCCAACGAAATGTCAGTTATCAACGCTTTTGCCAAAACAGGTAAAACCTCGTTCATCCAAAACCTTATACACAATTTGGCGAAGAGCGGCAAGAAGATTGCGCTGGCTAGTTTTGAAGCTGATCCTGCCACATCAATCTTCCCATCCCTATTAAGCATAGCCGGACAGATTAATATAAGATCAGTGGAAGATGCTAATGATCTCAATGACTTAGTGAGAGGGATTCACGAAGAATCCCCTTATCTTGACAATATTTTTATACTACGAAGATTCGGTTATACCCCGTGGCATGAAATTGAGGAGTGGGCAACCGAAATGAAGAGAGCTCACGGTATTGAGTACCTAATCTTAGATCACGCAGGATTCATGACAGAAAAGATGACAGATGCTGAAGAGAACCAAGTATTAGCTAAGAATATCAAGAAGTTAACTAATACTCTTAATCTTCATATCCCCGTTGTTGTCCAAGCACCTAAAACAAAAGATGGGTTATCTATTCAGACCTCGTACGGAGGACTTGCTTGGGGTATGAATGCTGATAACTTCTTTATTCTAGAGCGCTCTAAAGATAACGAAAATGAACTTCGTGTTAAACTTGAGGCGGCTCGATACCCTGGAGCTAATCCGGGGCAATCTGCCGCTCTCTTGTATTATACGAAAGAAACATGTTCGCTAAATGAGTGAAGTCATGCTGATCTAGATGATAGAAGTTAATTGAATCAATATCCTTAAATCTTGAGTGGAGATAAGTAATCAGTTTCTCGTTATCTTGGTCTAAATAAACCGGCATTATCCATTTATCCTTGAATGTTATATATACAAGCATAGTTAAATCCTCTCTATTTCGAACATAATTTCAGCAAGTCTGAGCTTGAGCTCCTGCATTTGTTTATAATCCTTTCTTCGCTCAATAGGTGAAGAGCTAGCTCCCATATAATCTAAGTAGCGATTGGAGGCTATCTCATCGTTCAACCATCGCTTAAGTAATGGGAGTGATATGTTTTGCTCTCTAGATACCTGGTTCATAGTCTTATGCTTATCCTGGATGGTTTTAATAGTTTCTTGTTTAAATTGTTTTGTAAAAGTCCGTCGTTCTCGTTTCATTCTAAATCTCCTTTATAAGTAACACATTTTTCGTTATTCTTATTCACAATCAATGTGCAGTTAATATCTGAATCACCACATCCTGTCAATAAGAGAGTTAATATTGTTAATCTAGTAATCATATAATCAACATATCAAAGATCTTCGACGAATGTAATTACAACGTTATTATTGCTTGAAACCTTAAGCATATCAAGTAAAAAGGCCGCTTTGTGAGCGGCCCTGTAACAAAAACTAACATGTAATTGTTATTAGAAATCTAAGTGAATCACACCAACGGCCAGAATCACACCGCTGATATCATAAGCTAGGCCCTTCTTGTAGTTACCCTTAGCTTGTTCTTGTGTAGCCTCTACTGCCACACCAATAGCCATAGTGACAACACCACTAATGATCGAGCATGTAGTCTTATTGAGACCTGTAATCTTTTTACACACCACTTGACCAGCATGGGTGAGTAGATAACTTCCAGCACCGTGAGCAACGGGATGAAGTAAATCATCAGATGTAAAAGCAGATGTTAGGGTTGGAACGCTAATCATAGCTAATAATAGTAAAAGTTTCATGTTATTTCTCCCTTATCTTCAGCTCTCTAGTTTTACATGCATCATCTACCCAGTTAAATTTATTTGAGATCACTCTCAAACTTGGCTCATCCTGAGTAGATTGAATGAGAGCTTTAATTCGCTCTACGTAAATAACAAATTCCATATCTTCAGTTATTGTCGTGATATTCATGTTATTTCTCCTCAAAAAGCTTTTCTAAATTATTATAAAATTCGTTGTTAAGACGCTCTAGGTTAGCAATGCCGAGCTTGCATTGAGCTAGTCTGTGCTTAGCATCAATAAACCAGAGATCGAGAGCTTCAGCCTTTTCGATCTCTTCAGGCATCACTAGTTTCAATTGACTAAACATGTCACGTTTTGGTATTAAAACCATGATTGTTTTATCGTTGTTTGTTTTCATAAATCACCCCCAATGAGTAGAAAAAACCTATTACCGCAAATACCAGTATGATTGCTTTTATTAAAGCTACCGGTCCGTAAAAGAACAATATTGCTAATGCTATTAAAATCAAGATAATCATATACATTCACCTCTTATATATAGTATCTCAGATACTATTGATAATGTCAAGTAGCTATTTACTTTCTTCAATTAATTGAGCAATAGACTTCAATTGCAATTCTCGTTCTTCAGCATAAGCGCGATCAGCGTTAGTAGCATAAGAAGCAGCGAGATAAGCAGCGTCAGCAGCATAAGAAGCAGCATAAGAAGCAGCGACAGCTGCATAATAAGAAGCAGTGAGAGGAGCATCATAAGCGGCTGAGAGAGCACCCTTAGCAGCATAAGAAGCTTTATCAGAAACAGAGAGAGCAGTATAAGCCTTAGCCGCATAAGCAGAAGCTCTAGAGGAGCATTCAAGGGCAAAAGCTGCAACTAATTCTTTAGGCATAAGCTTAAGCGCGACCCAAACTTTATCTTCAGTGGTTATTTTGTCCAGAGCCAGGAATTCTAGAATATCAAAGTTTAACTCATTGTAATGTTTAAGATAATTAACCAGTCTATCTTCGCAAGGAAGTAATGATTTAATAATATCACTATTTACTTTGATTTTCATACATTCACCTCTTATATATAGTATCTCAGATACTATTGATAATGTCAAGTAGCTATTTACTTTCTTCAATTAATTGAGCAATAGACTTCAATTGCAATTCTCGTTCTTCAGCAGAAGCAGTATCAGCAGTAGCAGCAGTGAGAGTATCAGAAGCACCTTGAGCATAAGAAGCATCATAAGCAGCGAGATCAGAAGCATAAGCAGCATCATAAGCAGCGAGATCAGCATAATAAGCAGCGTCATAAGCAAAGAGATCAATGCGACCAGGATAAGAAGCAGCATAAGAAGCATGAGAAACAGCTTGAGCAGCATAAGTAGCATTAACAGACTTAGCCGCATAAGTAGAAGCCCTAGAGGCACAATCCATAGCAAACCTTTGAACTAATTCTTTAGGCATGAGTCTAACTGATACCCAAACTTTATCTTCAGTGGTTATTTTGTCCAGAGCCAGGAATTCTAGAATATCAAAGTTTAACTCATTGTAATGTTTAAGATAATTAACCAGTCTATCTTCACATGGAGTTAATGATTTAATAATATCACTATTTACTTTGATTTTCATGTTATTTACTTTCTTCGATTAATTGAGCAATAGACTTCAATTGTAAATCCTGTTCTTCAGCAGAAGCGAGATCAGCAGCGTCAGCAGCATAAGAAGCAGCATAAGAAGCAGCCTTAGCAGCAGTGAGAGTATCAGGAGCATCTTGAGCATAAGAAGCGAGAGAGGTAGCCTTAGCTGCATAAGAAGCAGCGACAGCGGCATCAGAAGCATCATAATAATTAGAAGACTTAGCTGCATAAGTATAAGCCTTAGCCGCATAAGCAGAAGCTCTAGAGGAGCATTCAAGGGCAAACCTTTCAACTAAGTTTACAGGCATGAGTCTAACTGATACCCAGATTTTATCTTCAGTGGTTATTTTGTCCAGAGCCAGGAATTCTAGAATATCAAAGTTTAACTCATTGTAATGTTTAAGATAATTAACCAGTCTATCTTTACATGGAGTTAATGATTTAATAATATCACTATTTACTTTGATTTTCATGTTATTTAATTCCTTTGTTTAATTGAGCAATAGACTTCAATTGTAGATCCTGCTCTTCAATAGAAGCAATAGCTGCTGCATCATAAGTAGCACCATAAGGAGCTTTATCAGAAGCAGAGAGAGCAGCTTGAGCATAAGCGGCAACCTTAGCTGCATAAAAAGCAGCATCATAAGCAGCTTGAGCAGCAGTGGGAGCATCATAAGAAGCTTTATCAGAAGCAGAGAGAGCAGCTTGAGCATAATAAGAAGCTTTATGAATAGCATAAGAAGTATAAGAAGTAGCAGAAGCAGCTAAAAGAGCAACCTTAGCCGCATAAGCAGAAGCTCTAGAGGAGCATTCAAGGGCAAAAGCTGCAACTAATTCTTTAGGCATAAGCTTAAGCGCAATCAAAACTTTATCTTCAGCGGTTATTTCTTTAGTTTTATTCGTCATATTCATATTCATATATTCACCTCTTATATATAGTATCTCAGATACTATTGATAAAGTCAAGGGGCTATTTAAATTCCTTTGTTTAATTGAGCAATAGACTTCAATTGTAATTCATATTCATTAGCTACAGCATTAATCATGTCAGCATAGGAGGATTTCGATAAAGAGGCTAAAGCAGCGTCAGCCGTAGAAGTAGCTACATAATAAGCAGCCATACAAGCCAATTCGTTAGAGTTAAGGGTTTGAGTGGATAAAGCGGCAGAAGCAGCGTAAACACCGAAAGAAGGGTTATAAGAAGCAGCCCTGGAAGCACAATCCATAGCAAAAGCTTCAACTAATCCTCTAGGCATAAGATTAAGAGCAATCCAAACTTTATCTTTAGTGGTTATTTCTTTAGTGTTATTCGTTGTATTCATATATTCACCTCTTATATATAGTATCTCAGATACTATTGATAAAGTCAAGGGGCTATTTTTAATGCTAACTAGATATCAATAACCGGTACACCGTTAAGAGCGTGAGTCACAGCTCTGTCATGATACATCTTCGCAAGGAATGCTCTGGTTACCTTCTTATCGTAAACATACGCTCCTGTGAGTTTGTCTCTAAACTTAACCATGATCGTTTTAGTACCTTGGTCGGTGATTGGGTTTTGTGTAAAGTCTTTATTTGAGTTCATGTTATTTCTCCTCTATCTAAAAATGACTTTTAAAAATCAGTATACTAAGTAGGCTGTTATTACATGCATCATATAGTATGTTAATGCAATTTTAATGCCAACAAAAAATTGAATGATTTCAATGGTCGGGTTATATATTGAAGCATTTATGGTCCCTGTAATATCAACTACTTATGAATCAACCAATGATATCAATACGTTATAAGGCCCGTTATTGTTGTTTTAGGTACTATTAACGCTCTATCGGAGTTTCACGTGTTATTATGAGAATTGGATATCAATCCCTTTTTGCACAAAAAACTTAAAATCTACGAAGAATAACCTTAAAGATGATGGGAAGGTATTAATAGTATGGCCAATACAATTAAAATCCAATCAAATCAGCCGTTTAAACGCATTATAACCCTACATGTATGCAGACAATCCCCACCACACCACACAACCACCCGATTTACTAACGTTAACAAGTGTATGTATATCTACCCATTAAACACGTCAGCAGAGGTCCAGCATGGGTTACAACCCATCTACCGCCATTATATACATCACACCCCACACCCCTTGCAAGAATCATGCCAACAAAAAGTTAATGCAAGAATCATGCCAACAAAAAGTTAATGCAAGAATCATGCCAACAAAAAAAACTGAATGATATCAATGATAGGGGGGGTACGCGGGGCCCGCCACACCATCTCTGCCTTTGAGAGGTACCTAACCTGGAATTTTCCCGTATATGAAAAACAACCAAGTTTGCTGGGGCAGTCGTTTTAAAGGAGCCTAAGCAATCTTCCGAAGGAAACGATTGATGAATAGAAATGCTAGCGATTCCCAGTCTCACCTCCGCCTTCGGAGTCTTTTTGAAAGAGAGAACTATGAGTATATTTAACACAACTGTTGCCGTTAGACCTTCAGCCCTGGTCACTATAAAACTCGTAGAGAAAGACGGCCGCCCACTTGAAAGCGGTGATGCCTATCTCGCGGTCTTGGATGCCTTCAAAGGAAATAAGCGCTTCGCGGTCAAATCGGTCCTCGTCGCCCCTGATAAGGAAACCTCAGATGCCTAGAAAACCCAGACCGTTTCATAACGGAACTGAGAGCCGCATGGTCCGTACGATGGATAACCTCCGTCTCTATGATCAGTTGATGCCGGCCATTAAAGCCTGTGCTCTCGCGCACGGTGGGGCTGAACAGATTTTAAAGAAGAGTGAGACCATCGCAGCCCTTACGCTTGCGGAGGCCATGAACAGCGAGAAGGATGATGTCAAACTTAAAGCTGCTATTGAGATTTTAAACAGGACCGGCGGCAAGCCGGTCGAGCGTTCCGTCTCGATCTTCGCTGACGCTAACCGTCTCGCCGACAAGGATCTCGACGGACAGATCCTTCAGCTCATGTCCAGATCCGGTGCGTCTGCACTGGTGAACGAAGCCCTTATTGTTAAAGCCGTAGCCGTAAAGAAAGCCAGAAAGCCCCGCAAGTCTAAACTGTTTGATGAGGTCATAGATGTCAAACCCGACCGACCTGAGTAAACTTTCTAGGACCGAACGCGAAGAGCTGTTCCGACTTTTACAGGAAAAAGCTTTGCTTCAGAAGGAGAAAGTCCTTGAGACTTTCAAACCCCATGCTGGTCAACGGGCCTTCCTGGAAAGCCCTGCTAGGATACGGGCCATGTTCTCCGGCAACGGATTCGGTAAGACCACAGCACTCACCATAGATCTCATCTGGACCCACACCAGAACACACCCCTACCGCGACACCACGTCCGTCAGCTCGTCTTGGCTTATCGTGCCCGGTCTCGACAAGGCTGAAGACTACGTGACGGAACTTCGCCGTTGGTGTCCTCCATCCTTCATGCCTAAACTAAATAAGATGGGGACATCCAATGTTAGACGGTTCGAGTGGCCTAACGGATCGACCACGACCATCTACAGCCACGATCAGGAATCGACCAAGCTTGAGGGCTCTAACTTACACGCGCTCTTCTTAGACGAGCCGTGTCCCCGCTCTTTATGGATCGCAGCCTTCAGAGGTTTACGAGCCAACAAGGACTACTTTGTCGTCTTAGCAGGGACTCCCATCAGTGAGCCGTGGCTTTACGAGGAGCTCTGGATTCCCTTCTTCGTTAAGAAGGACCCGAACATATGTATCGTGACCGGGACCACCTACGAAAACCCTCACCTCTCACCTGATTTCGTTAAAGACTTTGAATCCCGCCTGACGCCGGAAGAACGAAAAGTTCGTATCTACGGCGAGTTTGCCATGCTACAAGGTCGGGTCTTTAAAGACTTCAGCCGCCCACGCCATGTCTTCAAACAACAAGGCTGGCCGGAGGAGTGGAACGTCTGGGTAGCCCTAGACCCACATCCCCGTAAAGATCACTGCGTGCTCTATGGAGGTGTCACACCGGAGGACGAAATTGTCATCTTCGATGAACTTAAGATCTCAGGTACCGTAAACGACCTAGCCGAAGCCATGAGAAAGCTTGAGAAGGATAAACACTACCGGGTGGTCTGCCGCCGTATCGATAACTCCGGCTCCGCCGGCGACTGGAACCGTAACTCTATGGTAGCCCAGCTTGACCAGTGGACCAGAGAGAACGGCTACAACGTGCGCGTCTCCCCTATGAGAAAGTCCGAAAAGGATGTAGACGCTTCTCTTAACAAAATTAAGCTCCTGCTTCAGAAGGATCAACTTCGCATTCTAGATAACTGCGTTAACCTCGTAAGTGATATGGAGCTCTACAGCTGGCAGAACTTTCGTCACCCTGAAGCTGCTGGCGTTAACGAGAAACCGAAGAAGATACACGATGATTTTATCGATTGTCTTCGCTACCTGATCATGTCTAATCCGATACATTCACCAACCCTATCTGTGATCTCAACCCTCTCAGACCGTAATCCTTACAACAAAGACACTAACCAGCCGTCTCTAATGAGGCGGGGTGCTATAATTAATAAGGACGATTTCTAACCAAAAGGACCTTTTTCGTTTATGTCAGATAAATTTAAAGGCATCAAGCCACCAAAACCAAAATTACCAGCTCTTTACCGGAACAAAGAACCCAATGAGGGCGGTAAGATTGGTCAGCACAGTCATGGAAACCCTGGCCTAAAAGGCGAGAGTGTAATTTCCGTAGACCAATCAATCCAGAAGGTAAGATCATCAGCTCTTGGTGAACTTGTTAAAAACCCCGAACTCGCAAACCTTCCTACGCAAGTCGAAGTAGGCTCGCTAGCCTCCATATCAAGTTCAACTGAGAAGATTAACGTTAAAGGCGAAAAAGCCCAAACGGTTAAGAATCCAGAGCTTGTGGGCGCAAAACCGGAACTTCTTAAGGCTCCGTCTCTTAAAGAATCAATCAAGAATTTAGGTGATCTAGCTAAGATCACACCATCCATGGCTAGAACGCGACCCGTATCAGGTAAAGGACTTGCACGTGGAGCTGATGGGGATGTGATTGGTGTTGAGTATGATACTAAAGTTGAGAAGAGTCATGCACTTAAAATGCGTTACCGAATCCCAACCAAGTTAGCCAAACTTGCTTCAGATAGTCCTGAAGCTTTAAAGAAACTCGGTAACCACATTATCTCTCAAGTCTTCTTAGAAGAAACTGAAAGAACTCAGTGGTTACAGCGCCTCATTAGTTACAGACAATCATGGCAAGATTTCGTATCAGCCGGTTTAGACCCAGCATTCGAAGGCTCACATAACGTTCACATACCATCTACATTTGCATCAGTCAAAGCTATGCATTCTCGCATCTTTCAAGCGATCATGGGAATCAAGCCAGCCTTTGCACTTAAACCTAGAACCAAAGTTCCGGAAACATTTAAAGAAGATAAAGAAGAACTCTTAAACTGGGTTATCGAAAGCTTCGCTAACAAAGGCGATGGATGGGAACATGTTGTTGACCAAGACATTTGGAATTTCGTTGCTGATGGAACGTCGATCACGAAACAGTACTGGCTTAAAGATGTACGAAAATTTACAGATGTTCAAGAAGAGCTTAAACGTCCTATCGAACTAGATGAAGACGGTTACCCCGTCATGGAAGAAAAAGAAATTGAAAAGGAAGAGCTTCTTTTTGATTGTCCTATTCTTGAAGGTGTTAAATTAGAAGATCTCTATATCATCGGCCGTAAGGCTACTGATACTGATGATGCTGACATGGTAGCCCATTCTCAGCAATACACGAAATCAGATCTTATCAAAATGGCTAAACTTGGCTTCTTCTTCCAAGATCAAGTAGACGAGGTTCTTAAACATGAACCCTCTCTTAATAACCAATCGCCCAATCGATTGAACACGGCAGCTAAACAACTAGAAGACTTTACCACAGGTCTCAACAAGCTAGGCTCTACAGCTGGAGCTAAGATGTATAACATCTATGAGACCTATCTTCGATATGATATCGATGATGACGGTATTGATGAAGAAATTGTTGCTTGGGTCGAAGATAGCTCAAAGCGCGTTATTAGAATCAGTTACTTAGAGCGGGTTGGGCCGGGATCTAAACGTCCGTTTGTTATTAAGAAATTCATCCCTCAGACAGGACCTTATGGAAAAGGCCTAGGAGAAATTCTCTACGGACTTAGTAACGAATTAGATTACATTCACAATCAAAGACTTGATTATGGTACACTTCAAAATCTTCCATTCTTTTTTTACCGTGCTGCATCAGGTTTAAATCCTGTCACCCTGAGATTAGGGCCCGGTATGGGCGTGCCCGTTGATGATCCTCAAGGGGACGTTAACTTCCCACGTTTAAACGGCGGCACTGCTTATGGATTTCAAGAAGAGGCACAAG